CATCAGCGGGATCGGCAAGCACCGACCCTGCGTTCGGGTGCTCATGTGTGGCAAGTGCGAGCGTCCACTTGTTGACAATGCGCCCGTGTGTGGGGAGTGCTCTTACTGCATCCGACTAGAAGAGCGACGTGCGCGCAAGCCGCGCAAGACGTCGACGGGGCGCTGGTAATGCCGCTCTATGTGTTCGAGTGCTGGACGTGCTGCACGACTGAGGAGCGACTGCAGACGGGATACCAGCCCGTAGTGCCACGCTGCGACGGATGCGGGGCGTGGATGCAGCTGCAGATCAACGCCAGCAGCGTGCAGTTCAAGGGCCAAGGATGGGCCAAGCAAGACAGAAAGAAGGAGGGAAAGCAATGAGCAAGAAGTTCGAGTTCGTCAAGGCACCGCAGCGTTCAGCCGAGTGGCTGGAGTTGCGACGTCAGGGGCTGGGAGCGTCTGACATGGCGGCAGTGATGGGCGTCAGCCCGTACAAGACGCCGTACCAGCTCTGGGCTGAGAAGACTGGCGCAACGCCAGAGCAGAAGGTCGGAGCCGCTGCCAACCGTGGCGTCATCCTTGAGGATGCCGTGGCGCAGTACTACGAGCAGGAGCGCGGCGTGAAGTTGCGCAAGTCGAACGGCATCGTCCGACTGAAGGCGCAGCCCCGGATCATGGCGTCGCTGGATCGCACCATCGTCGGCGAGCCCAAGGGCATCGTTGAGATCAAGACGTCAGCAAGCCCGCGCTGGAGCATGTGGCCCGTGCCGCCTGAGGTCACCATCCAAGTGCAGACTCAGATGGGCGTCATTGGCGCTGAGTGGTGCGACGTCGTCGCCCTGCTCGGCGGGCTGGTGTTCAAGATCGAGCGGGTGCAGTTTGACCCCGTGCTCTGGGAGGAGATTCAGCGCGCGGCGCTGCTCTTCTTGGCAGCCGTGGACTCCAAGACGCCGCCGCAGTTGGAGGCGCTAGACGCCCAAGCCTTCGCCATTGCCACGCCGCAGGGCTCGCAAGAGTTCGTGGAGGCGACGCCTGACTTGGAGCGCGTCTACGCCCAACTCCGTGAGGTGAACACTGAGCTGCACTTCTTGGAGCAGAAGAAGGGCTCGCTCGAGATCATCATCAAGGAGGCGATCGGCGAGAAGGCGGGGCTGGCTGGCAACGGCTGGACGGTGTACTGGAAGCAGGCACGCCCGTCCGAAGTCACGGACTGGAAGATGGTGGCGCAGGCATCAGGTGCCCTGCAGTCCGTCATCACCACCTACACGGACGTGAAGCCCGGCTCGCGCCGCTTCATCATCAACGACGGAGGGCTCCATGACTGAGCAGACGATCATCCTTGACCCGTATGAGTGGGCGCACGCCAAGCAGGTCGGCACGGCGCGTGACGAATCCAGCAAGGCGAAGGGGCAGCAGGGGCGCGCAGGTCAATCACCTGACCGCAGCCTGCAGAATCACATTGACGGCGCAGCTGCTGAACTGGCAGTATGCATCGCTCTCGGGCTGCCGTGGTCGGCAAACATCGACACCTATCTCAACGAGCCCGACGTGGAGGTGCCGTGGCTCGGCGGAGTGGAGGTGAAGTGGACGTCGGGCATCGGGCTCATCGTCCGCAACGAAGGACGTCACGAGACGCACGTGCTGGTGACTGGCAACGGGCCAGTCAAGCGCATCGTGGGCTGGCTGGACGTCGCAGGGTTGGAAGCACTCAAGGCAAGTCCGAAGACTGACTTCGGCAACGGTCGGGCGCCACAATGGCTGAAGCCGATCGAAGAACTGAACGACTGGGGACTCTTCCCCAAGAAGGAGGCAGCATGAACAAGCACTCAGAGATTCTCGCCGCGCTATCGGCACCCTTCCCGCCTGAGGTGATCCGTCACCGCACTGGTGCCGGGGGCAAGGACTTGACATGGGTGGACGCCCGCACCGTCGCAGCTCGGCTGGATGAGGTGCTCGGCGTCAACGGCTGGGACTTCGCCGTGGAGCCAGTCGGCGACACGAACACGGTGGTCGGAATCCTGACCTGCCGCTTCCCTGACGGCACGGTTGCCCGTCGCCAAGACTTTGGCTATGAGACTGGCGGCTCGGGCGAGTCGCTGAAAGAAGCCGCGTCAGACGCTCTCAGGCGCTGCGCGTCACTCTTTGGGGTGGCTAGGTACCTTTACGGCGGGGAACGACCCGCAGCGGGGCGCGTTGCCCTGCATCCGTTGAAGGCTATGAGCCTCCCTCAGACCCCAGCGCCAGCCCAGCAGGGGCATGACACGGTGGTGCTGAAGGCAGCCATGGCAATGTTCGGCAACGACAACTGCCCCGATCACGGGCAGCCGTGGACGCTCAAGCCGGGTGGCGTGAGCAAGGCGAGCGGCAAGCCGTATGCACCCTTCTGGGCGTGCTCAGGGCGCACTGACGGGGCCTTCTGCAAGAAGAAGCCCAGCATCGACTTCATCAACTCGCAGGCTGCGCCATTGGGCGAGCCAGTGCGCGCTGAAGAAGACCTCAGCGAGTTGCCGTTCTAAGTCATCACATGGGGGCGGGCTCTGGACGGCTCGCCCCCGCCAGCATCGGAGGATCACATGGGACTTTGGATCAAGTGGGACGTATTGAGCGAGAAGGACGACGTGATCGCTGAACTCAGCGACACCGCCTTCAGGGCGTTCATCAACACCATCGGCGAAGCCAAGCAGCTGCGCAACGGTGGACGGTTCAAGAGTGAGAAGCACCTGCGTCAATGCATCGGGCCCCGGCTCGGGCGAGCCATCCCAGCATTGTTGAAAAGTGGGCTGCTGATGCTAGATGGAGACGGTGCCGTGCATGTCTCGAACTACTCTCGCTATCAGGTGGACGCTACGTCGAACGTGCGCCAAAAAAACTGGAGGGAGCGCGCACGCTCAGAATCGGGGGGGATAACGGAAACGATACACGCTAGAGAAGAGAAGAGAGAGAGAGAGAATAAGAAACCCCCTACCCCCTTACAGGCGGGAGAAATCTTGAGGAGGATTGTCGGATGAGGAGCGTGGCGTTCATTGGCAAAGCAGGCACTGGGAAGACGACCCTGAGCCAGATGCTCTCGGAACATCACGGCTATGAAGTCACCAGCATCGCAGCGCCGATTCGTGAGATCGCCGTCATGGCGTATGGCAAGTTCGACAAGGCTATGAAGTACCCCCAGCAGACGCTTGGACTCTCTCGGCTTCTGACTGGGCGTGAGCTGCTGCAGGAGATTGGCGCCGCTCTCCGTGAGATGGACTCACTCTTCTGGATGCGCGTGTGGCTTCTTCGGACGAAGCGTGGCGCTGATGACGGCACCCTTGACCCGATCACGTTCGTGGTGGACGACGTCAGGCTGGACGCTGAGCGGGCCTTCATCCGAGCGTGGTACCCCGACACGCTCTTCGTGCGGCTGGTGCGTCCCCCGGTGGGCGACCTGCAGCCGTGGCAGCATGACGTGACGGAGCGACAGGCTGGCGACATGGAGGCTGAGTTAGTTCTTGACACGGAAGCCCTCAGTCCGTCAGAGTGCATCGCAGCCGTTCTTGAGGCGGCACACATGGAGGTTGAAGCATGAGTGACTTGACTGACCTTGAAACTATGGCGGCGCTGGTAGGGTTCAAGTACGCCAGCGTCAGCATCAACACTGAGAGCCGTGAGGTCACGCTGCAGTGTGAGGATCATGACGGCAACACGCTGAGCGCCACGGGCGTCGACATCACGGCTGCCATGAGCGCCATGATGGTGACCCTTGGCAGCATGATGGATCAGGAGGGGCAGACATGGCAGGAGTAAAGGCGAAGCGCGGCGGGCCTTCGTTGCCCCCACGGTGGACGGACTCGGACTGCACGGAGTGCGGCAAGGTCATCGCCGTGGCTGATCCGAAAAAGCCAGTCTTCCCAGCGAGCCGGGTGAAGGTCATCACCTTCGTGGGAGCCAAGGGCAACGTGCGGCTGCACTGGCGCCACAAGGCGTGCGTCAAGTGATTGACACGCTGATCGTCACGCTCATGGGCGTGCACGCGCTGATTGCTCTCTGCATGGCGTGGATCGGATTGACGAACAGCCGAGCCAACTCCAGCATCGTTGTCACATGGTTCGGCATCAGCATCCTCACGGTGGTGGCACTAGGTCAGGCGCTACGATGAGCCGCATGAGTGACCTTGACATTGACCTGAAAAACGCAGCGCGCAGCCGCATGGGGAAGAACAACCGCCAGCGTGGGCACGGGCTGGAGCGTCGGCTGGCTGCTGAACTGACTGAGGCAGGGCTCGCTGGGATTCGCGTGGGGCACCTAGGGGGCAAGACTGACGTGAAGGCTCTGGGGCTGATCATCAGCGCCAAGAAGGGTGGAGCCTACTCGGAGCGATTCGATAAGTGGCTGAACGAACTCACGCCGAAGGCTGACGAAGTCGCCGCGCTGGTGGTGGAAGACGCCCCCGGCTCTGGCATCAAGGCCCGTCGCATGGTCGTCATCCACTGGGAGACACTGGTGCAGCTGCTACAGCAGCGGGAGGAGAAGTCATGAAGATCGCACTCGCACTGGCGCTGGTATTCGCGCCGCTCACCAATCCCCAGCCACTCGGCGAGCCTATCAAGCCGACACCGAACTACGCCATGGGCGTGCTGGCTGATCAGCCCGCCGTGCCTGAGGGGTACTTCGTCGGCACTGCGACGTGGTATGACGCAGCCCGTGGCTCGCACTCAAGCTGGTACACCAGAGCAGGGATCACCCTATACGGCGCGATCGGCGCTGACGTCCGAGCCTACAAGCAGCACTACTGGCGCACGAGTTGGGAGGTCAGGATCACCAGCCTACGCACTGGCAAGAGCGTCATCGTGCAGGTCGTTGACATCTGCACCTGCTACGGCATCCGCAGTGACCCAAACGATCAGCGACTGATCGACCTATCGCCCCAGACTTGGGCAGCCCTTGGCGTGCCCCTATCGCTGGGCGTGATGCCGATCGCCTTGGAGGTGCTCCCATGAGCAAGAGCCTGCGCCCCGACGTCATCAACAAGCGCGTGCTGGAGTCGTACCCCGGCTCAACGTCCGTCGTTGCCAGCGAGAAGGTTGCCGCCCACATGCGAGACTGCGGCGTCAAGATCACTGGGCGCACGATCCGATCCTACGCCAAGGCTGAGCGCCGACCGTCGGAGAAGTTCTGCGCCATCTTCGCGCAGGCATACGGGCCCTTCGAGCAGGATGACTGGATCGAGCGGGAGGAGTTGCCCAAGCCGTACATGAGCCGCAAGCGTCCCGAGATGACTGCAGCTGAGAAAGAGTCACGCCGCCTGCAGATGCTCGTGGCACGATTCTGCAACTGGTGCGTGGGTGGTGACATG